GATCCTGCAATCATTGGTGTTGCATGTTCTATTGTATCTGATATTACAAACGGTAAATACAATGTATTGAAGTGGGATAAACAAGAAAGAAAATATTATCCTATTGAGATTAATCTATACGAGAAAGGAGAAATAGATGACAATTGATTTTGAAAAAGATCAACAAGATGCAATGAGTAAAACTGAAAATATTCAGTCTCTTGCAGATCAAGTTGCAATGTTGGAGGGCTTACATAAAAGAATAGAGACAAGTGAGAACAACATTAAAGATTTAAAAAAAGAATACCAACGTATATCAGGTGAGGTTATACCCACTATGATGTCCGAAATGGGTTTAGCAGAATTAAAACTTTCAGATGGATCACATCTTAAAGTTTCAACGTCGTATCGTGCTACTATTACAGAAGCAAATAAAGAAGCGGCGTTTAACTGGCTTCGGGACAATGGACTAGGTGATATTATTAAGAACGAGATCTTGGTATCATTTGGTCGTAACGAGGATAACAAGGCAGCAACTTATGCTGAACTTGCGAAGGGTCAAGGGTTTCAACCGACACAAAAGATGAAGGTTGAGCCCATGACTCTGAAAGCGCTAGTCCGTGAGCGTATTGAGGCAGGTCAAGAAATGCCAACGGAAATCTTTGGGGTATTCTCAGAGAATAAAACAACTATAAAAAGGAACAAGTAACATGAACGATGTAACAACTAAAAAAGAAGGAGCGTTAGCTACAAATTTATTTGAAGCTGATGCACAACAAGGAGCCCAGAATATTTCGCAAGAAGACCTTGCGTTACCATTCTTAAAAATTTTGGGTCAACTATCTCCAGAGGTAAACAAAAGAGATGGTAAATATGTCGAAGGCGCAGAACCTGGCAAGATAATGAACACAGTAACAAATCAATTGTACGATTCAATAGAGGTTGTACCGTGTCATTACAAAAGACAATATGTTGAATGGCAAGATAGAGGTACCAGTACCGGTGCACCTGTTGCAATTCATGATGCAGATAGTGATATCGTTAGTCAAACGACTAGAGATAAATCATACAAAGATAGATTATCTAATGGTAACTATTTAGAAAATACTGCTAATCATTTTGTACTTGTAGTAGGCGATAGCCCAGAATCTGCATTGATTTCTATGAAGTCTACTCAACTTAAAGTTAGTAGAAAATGGAACTCAATGATGATGGGTTTAAAACTACAAGGTGCTAACGGTTTATTTACACCGCCAACTTATAGCCACATTTATAAACTATCTACAGTTCAAATGTCTAATGACAAAGGAACTTGGTTTGGTTGGGATGTTTCTAAAGTTGGTCCTGTCAAAGATAAATCTATCTATGATATGGCTAAAAGCTTTGCAGTCAGTGTTGGCAAAGGCGAAGTAGAAGCTAAACCTGAAACTAAAGAAGCTAAAAAAGAATTTAGTTTATAATTTCCTGCAGGATGGGCGGAGAAGCGAGAGTGGATACCGCCCACTCTAAATTAATAAAAATATTAAATGAATAAAGAACCTATAAATTATATAGATTGGTTAGAGTTGGGAAGGGTAATTATACCCTGTCTCAAGGGTACTCCTAAAGTAAAGAAGTATACCGACCCAAATTTTAAAATAGAGAAAGATATATGGAACAGGGATCACGAAACAGCAGAGATAGCATTAAGATTAGATCACGATGTCGATTTAGACATAGATAACGAATTTGTAAAAAGATTTATTAATTATTACGTCAAAGATTGTGGTGCAATTTTTGGACGAGAAGGTAATCCAACAAGTCATTACCTTTGGACTAACAGAAATCAAATACCTTTTAAACAATTTAAATTACCAGATGAATTTGAAAAAGACTTTAAAGATTTTCCACATGGTTCAATGATATGTGAACTACGTACTGAAAAAAAAAGATACACTATAGTTCCAGGTTCTTTGCATAGTAAATCAAAAACAAATGTAAGATGGGAAAAGTTTGAAGAGATAAGAGAATATCAAGGAAACTTATCTATAGATGTAGGTAAAGTTGCTTTATCTGCGGCACTTACAATTATATATCCTAGCACAGGAGCTAGAGATGATTATTGCACTGCGATTGCAGGAATTTTAGTTAAACATTCAGATTGGACGGACGAAGAAATAAATAATTTTGTATCTCGGATCGCGGAACACGCAGACGATGAAGACTTAGCAAAAAGATTAAAGAAAGGAAGTTCAAGTAGAAGCACAGCTAAAAAATTTGGAATAAATAAAATTCACGAAATTACAGGTTACAGTCATAAAAACATAACAGGTTTATTTAATTGGATAGGTCTATTTAAAGATGCATCTTTACAGGTATCAAAAGATACTATTGAAAAAATAGAAGAGTATGGAGCAAACAGATATTACGTACATTTAAATGTACCAGAAAAAAATGTAGATGGAGTTGGTTTAAAAACAATTAAAAAAAAGATTTGGATTGATGGTGAATCACTTATGAATTTAAAATTGTTTTGTGACATTGCTATGAGTCAAGCAAAGGTATGGATACCTAAAATGACACCAAAAGAATTTGAAGAAATAATGATGGCTAAATTTTATAACAGAGAACAATCAAAAGAATATGTAAAAGAAGCAGAAGAAGACTCACAGTTTAAAATGTTTTTTTTAGATTATTTAGATACGAAAGGTGTTTATACAGATAAGGAACAGTTAGCTGTTTACAAATTACCTTATTATAATCAAGAAAAGAGAACAATAGAATTTGATTTAAATAACTTTGAAAAAGAATTAATTAAAAATAGAATAAATCTAAAAAGACCTGATCTTGTTCAGAAAGTTCAAACTATTTTAAAAGGTACAAGAGATAGAGGTAAATACAAAAGTAAATCTTGTGTTGCCTGGGTAATAAAAGGAGAAGAAATAGAAGATAATAAATTAATATGGGAAGGAGAATCTGTCTATATTGGAGACAGTGCAGGTGATGAATAGTTTAAAGATTCCAAATTTTATTCCAGGTCCTCCTGGTACAGGTAAAACTCACAAATGGTTAAAAAACAAATATGCTGGTTTTTTAAAACAATATCCTTGGGATAGAATTGTAATTTTATCTCATACAAACACAGCAGCTGATGAAATTATAAAAGCCGTAAACAAATTACCAGAACTGGAGAATATACCAGACACAAATTTACAAGATCAAATATGTACAATTCACTCTTATTTTAAAGGAGAATATTTAAATATAAAAAAATATGAGCGGGAAGACCACAAAGCTTTTTGTAAAGATAATTCAGGAATGAATATTGTAAAAAAAAGTACTCCTTGGGATAAACATCCTCTTTATGAGTTTATTTCTCACGCTCATGGTAAAGGTTATGATTTAACTTCCGAAGAAGAACTTGAAAAGTATTGGGCTCTTTGTGAAAGGTCTCGTTATCAAAACTACCGTCTTCAAGGACCAGGTGGACTTTTAAAGTTAAAAGAAAAATATGATGAATACAGAAATGATCCGGAACATAAAAGAATATCTTTTGTAGACATGATAGATAATTTTAGATTTAGTGCAGCTATACCTACTGATATAGATGTTTTGATAGTAGATGAAGCACAAGACTGTAGTAAACCTCAGATAGCTGCTTTACAAAAAGCAGCCACACATGCGAAAGAATTTATTTTTATAGGTGATGCTGATCAAACTATTCACGAATATGCAGGATCAGATCCTGAATATTTCTATCAATTAGCTAACACAGAACAAGCAAAGGCTAATGAACTTACTGAAGGTTTAAGATGTGGTCAAACGATTAACAAAATATGTAGAAATATTATTGCACCTGTGTGGGAAGCATACGGTCGATTCTCAGAAAGAACTTGGACTCCAACTGATGTTGTTGGAAAATCATATTATATACCTGGATTAAATCAAGGGTGTAAAGCAAAAGATGTTTTAATTAATAAAATTTTAAATACAGATGAAACATTTTTATTTACCTACAGAGGTAAGCCTACTCATGAACGTATAAATGAATTTCTTCAAAATAATGGAATAGATTATAAAATGGTATCGGGTAGTGCTCATGTATCTAGAGAACATTTTAGTTGTTTTAAAAATTGGAATACTTTTATGAATGATAAAGTTTCTAAACAACAGATAAAAGAATACTGGAAGTTAATGGGATCAAAAGTAAAAGTTAATGGTCAAGGTGATGTCGATAAACTTAAACCTTTAATTGATAGAGAATATAATGTTCAGGAACTTATACATGCAGGTTATTTAAAACCAGAAGTAAAACAATTTGAAAGATTCTCTCAACTTTTAAACCATGAAGCTCTTTCTAAAAATGAAAAATTAATTGGAAAGATACCTTACATTAATAAAGTTTTAACTAATGGCATGGACACAACTAAAAAACCAAGAGTACAACACGATACAATACATAAAGTGAAAGGATTAACTTTTGATAATATAATAGTAGATTTATCAACATACCATTCAGAAGCTAAAGGCTTTGAAGCAACAAGACTAGCTTATGTTGCTTATAGTAGAGGGAGAATAGATTGTTGGACTATAGGATCATCTGCTCCTTATTCTTTAGCAAAAATACAAAAAAATTGGAGAGAAATTTTAGAACTTTAAAAGGAGGAAACATGACAGACAAAAGTATATTTAAAGGAATGGGTTATAAATCACTAGACAAGCAGCACGGCGGGAATCACTACAAACAATTTAGCATACAACCTGCAGAGTTTATAAATGAAAATAAATTTTTATTTGCAGAAGGTAACGCTATAAAGTATATTTGTAGGCATTCTATGAAAGGAAAAGAAGAAGATATTAAGAAAGCAATACACTATTTAGAAATGATATTAGAAAGGGATTACAATGTGTAAACATCCAATTGATCTAGACTTAGAAGGTGTAGATACAGTAGCTATTGATATAGAAACTTACGATCCAAATCTTAAAACAAAAGGTCTAGGTGCAATTAGACAAGATGGTTTTATTACAGGGGTAGCTGTAGCTACCGGTAAAGACACAGTTTATTTTTCT